TGCCGCTTACATGGTAAGCGCGTAAAACTATCCCCGAAAACAATTTGAGCCGTTTCTGCGGCAAATTCGCAAGAAATAAGGGCTATTTGTTGTATAGCACGTAATCAATAACCCTGCGGTTTGCTTCATCTACTCTCGATAGGTCTGCATTGATGTAGGTATCAGTTACCCGGACACCGAACGAGTGACCCAGCGCAAGCGACACCACGTCCTTTTGAATTCCAAGATTGAAGGCGATAGATGCCCACGTATGGCGAGCGTAGTACGTAGTAAGCCCTGGGCGCACCTTTGCGAGTTTCTTATTAATCATGACCGTTGCAACATCAACGTTCCTGAAATGCTCCGAGAAACGAAGCAGCTTCTTTTCCCCTTTGTACTTCTCGATGATTCGGAGAGCTTCTGGATGAAGGAGTATGGAGTAATGCCTGCCAGTCTTCGCCCTGTCGTATTCTAGTCTACCACGGACGATATTCTCCTTTGTCAAGGCGAACAAGTCACTCACATTGATACCAATCAGCAGGAACATCAGCAGGAACATGTCGACCAGTTCATCACCACCAGCTTCGAAGATAGAGCGGATTTCCTCAACCGACAAATTTCGCTTTTTCGTTGTCTCAAGCCGTAGACTGTACCTTCGGAAAGGGTAGTTTTTCGTCTGCTCATTATCTATCGCAAGGTTGAAGACAGCAGCGACACAGAGCATCCTGCTGGCTCTGGTATTCCTAGACAATCCTTCCTTTGCCATGAACGCATCGAAGTCTTCAAGCCAAGAGCGGTTAATCTCATCGTATGTAAGCAGAGCCGCTTTTTCCTTCCCTAGGAAAGCTTCAATCTTTGCCCAAGTGTACTTGTATCTGTTTATAGTATTTTCTTTCAGATTCCTGCCCTCGTAGGCAATGAAGCCATCTCGAAGCAGGGCGACTTTCTCCCTTGCAGGCTCGGCTTCAAGCATGATTAAGTCCCGGAGTTCCCTAGCCGTAATATCGCCCCGATATGTTTCCCTGCATTGCGCCTTCATCATCATTCTATTATAAAAATTCAGACGGTCAAGCAGGAAGTCGTTGATAGCATCACGATCCGGACGCTTTCGCACCTTGCAAGCCCTTTTATCCCACTCATCTTTCTTGCAGTATTGATTTAGGGATATGAAGGCAGTCCCACCATGGTGGTTGACAGCAAGCCGGATGGAGAACGTACCATCCTGCCTTTTTACCCTTGTGTCTAGATATAATCTCAGTGTTGCCATAATTCCGTGCAGTTTTTGTTCAGTTTATTTTCAGCGTTAAGAGCCGCAATTGTGCAACATGGTGCATGATTGCGGCATTTTCAAGTTATACCAGCATCAGAGAACCCCTTTAAACACTGGGAAAACCAGTAAAGTTGTACTTAAAATCATAATCTTTTCCTTTCTTTTTTATGTTATTATCAATGTTATTTATGGCTTAGACGATAAAAGTAGTGAAAAGGTTGCAGAAAATCCAAAAATAATTGTTACTTTTCTCATCGGAAAGTGCATATAAAAAGTGTTTGAGAGAAGAATGAGGAAAGTTTACTGGTTATCAGTTACTT